ACGACTACGACCTTAATTTTGATCTTGCGTTGCCACTGTTGCCATACCAGCGTGCTGGCGTGGCGTATGCACTCAAGCAACGCCGTGTACTGCTCGGTGATGAGATGGGTCTCGGTAAGACACCACAACTCATCGCAGTCGCTGTCAAGGCTGTTGAGGAGGGTCACCGTGTCCTCATCAGCGTGCCACCATCACTACGCCTCAACTGGGAGCGTGAGATTGCCAAGTTCACCAACAGTGTGGTCACTGTTGAGGTGCTTGAGTCAACGAAGCCCTACGCACTGTCAGGTGCTCAGGTCACCGTCATTGGTGACGCTGGGCTTGTCGGCTGGGCTAAGGCACTCACCAAAGAGTCCTTCGGAGCGTTGCTTGTGGATGAGGCACATCGCTTCAAGAACCCCAAGAGCAAGCGCACACAGGCGCTCTATGGCATCGCACAGGGCATTCCAAAGGATGGGTATGTCGTGCTTGCTTCAGGTACACCAGCAGTCAACCGTCCAGTGGAGTTAGTAGCACTGCTTGACATCATCGGCACGCTGAAGCCTGTCTTCGGCTCGGCTGGTTCGTTCAAGTGGAACTACTGCGACCCAGTCAAGAATGACTTTGGGTGGACATTCAATGGCTCTACCAACAGTGCAGAGTTACACGCCAAGTTGCGTGGCACTTGCTACATCCGTAGGCGCAAGCAAGATGTGCTCAAGGAGTTGCCAGCGAAGCGCCGTGCATCTGTTGCCATTGAGTTGAGCGATGTTGAGTTGCGTGAGTACCTACGCATTGAGGGCGACTTCCTCGCTTGGGTATGGGACAAGGGTGGTCGTGAGGCTGTCCTCAAGGCATCTCGTGCTGAGACCATCACCAAGTTGACAGCAATGCGTCAGGCAATCGCTAAGGCAAAGGTTAAGCACGCCATTGATTACATTGAGTCCATCATTGAAACAGATGAACCTGTCGTGGTGTTTGGTCACCATCGCTCAGTGCTCAATGCAATCATTGATGAGTGTCAGGCACGCTCTACCAAAGACCCACGATGGAATGTCGTGTCGGTGCTTGGTGGAATGAAAGATGCAGACAAGCAGTCAGCAGTTGACGACTTCCAATCAGGTCGTGCGTCAGTGTTCGTAGGCAACTACGAGTCTGCTGGTGTCGGTCTTACGCTCACTCGTGCGAACCAGTGGGTGTCCGTGGAGAATCCGTGGACACCTGCATCGCTCACACAGGCAGAAGATAGATGCCACCGTATATCGCAGGAATCATCCGTGACTTGTCATCACCTCATTGGTGCACGCAAGAACGGCTCAGACACTATTGATGAGCGACTTTTCGCCCTACTCAATGCGAAGCAAGAAGTGCTCAGTGCAGTGCTTGACGGCTTCGCTGAAGACTTGAACGCTGACACAGACTCTCTTGTATCAGCGCTCTTGTCCGACTGGGTCGGCTAACAATCTGAGGTGGTGCTCAGGGTGGCGTCACGGGGTGAACCCTCGTGGCGTGCCTTGGGTACTGGGGTACGGTTTCCCCCTTTCCCGTATCCCAGTGCTCAAGGGACGCATGTCCACAAGCACCAACAACCAACCACTAGGAGAACACCACATGAAAACACAACTACTAATCACTGTTGAGCACCCCGATGAAGTGCCAGCAAACCAATTCATTGACATCGCTATCAAGAGCGTTCTCAATGACATCAATGCAGACCTTGGTAAAGGCTGGGCAGTCCGTCACGAAGACATTCAGCCCCAGTCATACTCATACGAGCAACTAAAAGAGTTCGCACTGAAGTGCTCACTGGAACACCACCTGTGCAATGTTGATGACCTCATCACAGACGGTCTTACACCTGCTGACATCCTTGCTCTTGTAGAGAAAGGATCTGCTGATGTCGTCATCATTGAAGAATACGAGTATTCCCCACGAGAAGATGTCGTGGAATCCATAGAAGGTATACGAGGTGTAAACCTCTTCCAGTTCTATGAGTTACTGACCGACATCAACGGTCACGAATGGTTCAACAACTTTAAGGAAGGTAAATAACATGACCAAGCAACAACAACAACACTATTTCGCCAGCGATGGTAACTACGGAGATGCCGATGGCATTGGTGTCTTTGACACCACCAACTGGACGGACAGAGAATGGGAGTTGATTAATGACGCTACGGACGGACGCCGTCTACGCATCGCACGAAACATCAACACTCGTCACGCTGATTCCAATGGCTACATCGTTGCTGGTGCCATCGGTGCTGTCGTGTCCATCCATTGGACAGACGACAGTGATGATGACAGCACACAGAATGTCTATGTGTCATTTTCCGATGAGGTCTTTGACCATCGCAACGAGCCAATGGAAAAAGACATCTTCGGTGTACCCGATGTGGACATCTTCTACTACCTCAATGCAGAGGAACAAGAAGCCCTCGGCAGAGCAATCAGCAGTGGTGACACCCGTGTCCAGTTCAATGAGGAATGGTTCATTGACCTTGACTGGGGCATTGAGTACGCCACGCCAGAACGCTGGTAACGACCTTGGGACATCATCGGCACCCTTGGGTGTCGGTGGTGTCCTCAGAGCGCTTAGGAGCCGTCCTGAGCGTTCTGAGGGCACTTGCCCAGCAATCACCATCACAACAAAAGGAACATCAAATGACACAACTAACAACCGACCAATGGGAAGAAATCTACAAGCCCATCACCAACCACCTAGTCCCTGACGCTTCATGGAACGGTCTCATGTTTGAGACCTATGACGATGAGTATGCCTTCGTGTGTAATCAGCATGACAACCGTGTGTGGACATGGGTAGACGGTGAAGATGGCACTTACATAATCACAGGGATAGCGCATGTAAATCGCATCGGTTACTTCGTGACCACCGAGCCTTGGGATAGCAACATAGAGATCAAAGTAGATTCTTATATTCCCGTTGAGATTGACGCAATTTTAGAATTGAAAAAGACATTCCCAAAACTACAAGTGGGCACTGACGAAGACGGACTGCTGGTCATCTTTACTAATGAGGTAGCAGACGAGAACGAATTATTTGAGCACTTCCTAGAAACCATGTCATGCACAATGGTCAATGGCGTGCCAACTGAATAAGTAAACAATCAATAACAAATAACCCAAGGAGAAATAGACATGACAACAGAAACAAAAGAACTAACTGTGCTTGAACGAGTGCAGAACGGAGTAACACAAAAGCATTCATTTGATGGACGCTCTCGTGAAGGCAAGACGGTGCGAAGACTGCACAACATCGCTGGCTACACAGCGACTGATGTGTTCTACCAAGTCACCCCCAGTGATTCATACGCACGGACAACTTGGTACACCCAGTTATCACTCACTGGTACTCAACCCCAAACATTGGTTGATGAGTATGTGCACCTGTCAGGTGAGGTTGTGTACCTATCTAGCGAAGTAATCGTTGAGGTTGTTAGTGACAAGGCGCTGTACTTTGCAGGTCACAAAGTTGAACTGGTTGATGGTGAGATTGTGAGGACGCCCTACGAAGTGGTCGCACCGTCTTGGCACTTCTCATTAGAGAATGCCGACCGAGAGAAGTACCGTTGGGTTAACAACCAGTGGGACAATGGTCAACAGTTAGAACAAATTAAACGATTGATTGTGAGCCGAAAGGAAGACATTGAACGAGAGAAGGAACTCAACAAACTAAAAGTAGAGGCACTCACTGCGTTCAATCTCACAAAGAATTATTTTGAACAACTAGCAGAAGAAACCATTGAAAAACTAGCGCATGAACTTGATTCACCTGCATCAACAGAAGATCATTTTGATAATGCAATCAAGGCTGGTGTTGCATGGTGCGCTGTGTACATGAGAAATTACCTGCATAAAACAACTGTGGACATCCATGACCCTCGTGGGTTTCGTATGCATGTAGATAAGGATGTACGGGTGTACACAGCAGTTGAGGCATACGCCTTTACAGTTCAAGCAGTGTTACAAGATTGGGAACAACGCATTCCCAAAGAAATCAAATTAAAAGTGCTGGAACAATTCAGCAAGAAAGTATGGAGATAACCATGTCAGATATAACAACAGATACAACTAGCGAATGTGCAGAATGCCAAAGCACATTTGACAACCAAAATGAAGGACAGTTCTCTGAGATAAAGGGAGACTGGTTCTGCGATGAGTGCTATTCCAGCGACCTTGACCACTCGTCTACCGTGTGGTTTATTCAGCACGGTGAGAAACAGAAACACCAAGTCGGGGATGCGTTTGCCATTAATGAGTACGGAGACACACCAGACATCAAGTTTGAGCGTAAGTATGTTTCAACTGACGGATGGCGTGGTCACTACGAGACCACCATTGACGGGTTCACATCTGTCATTGGAGGCTGGACTACAGGCTCTTGGGGTGACCCCATTGCAAACCGTAAGGCAGTGTTCAACGATTGGTTGGAGGAACTTATTGAGAACACACCATTGTTGGAGTTCCCAATTTGTTTGGTCTTTGACCCGACATCAAACCTGTTCTCTACCTCAGTGAGCATTGAGGTAAAGCCAGAGAATCTGGAAACTTTCAAGAACTGGCTTGGTCTAGAACTTGATGAACTACAAAAAGCATTGTCATAAAGGAGACACAACATGCCCAAATACGCAATATATGTAAGTGAAACTGTTAACCACATGTATGTGGTTGAAGCAAACTCAGCCGAAGAAGCCGAGGCAGTTTATTACTCTTACGATGATGACCAACTGAAGTCAGAAGACTCAGACGGCTCTGTGGGCTGGGACAGCCCATGGGAGATTGAACTATTAGAGGAGGAAGACTAATGATTGAAGACACTCACTATCCACCAACTACTGAGTACATCAAAAAGTATGGTCAGTGTTTTGTATTTGTAACTATGCCCGATGGAGATCGTCATTACTACGGCGTATTTTCCAGTGGGTTAGAAGCACTTGCATGGATGGACAAACAGTACAAAGAGTCACAATTCCGTGGTTCCTTTGCCTGTGTCCGTCTTCGTACACCTGACCGAGTGCGTACCCATGAGGATTGGTACGCACCTGAGCGTCTTCTCACCGAAGAAGAGTTCAACGCCGAGTACCCAACACCAATCAACCAACAGAAAGAGAAACCAATGACCAACACAATCATCAGTGACTACGAAGTCACTACTGCGTACATCAAGCAGAACATTGATGCCATCACCGAGTTCGCTCGGTCATTTATTAGCAACGAGCCATCTAAGGACGAAGACATCTTCCATTCATTCAATAACCGTGTTGACTTGAACTTTGTTCTGGACGAAGACACGCAGAACTGGAACTGCTACGCCTACCCAGTAGTCAATGGCACCCCTAGTTACGACCAAGAGTATGAGGTTCACATTCCCGTGGATGTGTACACCTACAAAATCGTGCGCAACTATCACCCAAACACTGGACGCAGTTCAAAAGTGATCTTGGAAGGTCTTACTCTGCAAGAGGCTAAGGCGTACTGTAGGCGTGAGGACACTCGTAAAGAGGGCGAATGGTTTGACGGATACGAGAAGGAAGCAAAATAATCATGGCTACATTTAACTTTGAAGTCCAGTGGGTTGCTGACATATCTGTGGAAGCACTTGACGAAGACGAAGCATTTGAAATTATCTACGCAGGAACCATCACCGACCACTTCGGTAAAGGTAAAGGGGAACTAACCGTAGAACTGTCCACAACACCATTAGAACGGTCTGAGTGGGGTTTGTTTGACACAGACCCCGAAGACCCCGACATCACATACCTCGGAATCAACGATTCCGAATACCTTTAAGGAGAAACCAATGCTCAACCAACTACCACTCTGGTGTCGTGAATGCGACAACTCATACGAATCATTTGATGACAAAGGTGTGTGCTCATGTGGCACGCCCAATGTCTTGGAAAGGCACAGCATCGTTGTGACCATTCCAGTAGATGCATTCTCATTGACTGAGGCTCAAGAATCTGTACTGGCTCTCATCAGTCAGTTAATTGACGCCAAAGTAATTTCACCCGAAACAACACTGTTCTAAGGAGGACAACAACATGGGTTACACAAGTACATACGACCAACTATTAGCAACAAATGACTTGGAGAAGTCGTTAGAGATTCACTTCTCTTACAACTGCTATCCACCAGTGCCATTGAACATGGTTCCCTTGGCTCTTGACGCCATCCACGCCGTGGTCAATGGTGAAGACAGCCTTGTCCTTGAATTACCAGCAGGTGTTACATGGCGTAAGGAGAACACTGTACGAGCATTCAATGCAGTTGAATCATGGCACCTTGAAGCATTTGTTGACTTCATACACGAAAGCAGGAACCAATGCCAATGAAAAACATCCGTATCAGTAACTACACACGATTCCGAAAGAGAGTCTTTGTCCCGTCAATGTTCGTCTACTTTGCATTCTGTGCGTATGTCGGCGTCTTTGCAAATATCTTCTACTATGGAAAGCCCGTTACAGGAATTATTTTTATTCTGTTGGTGTTTGGTGCAGTAGGCATATACGAATGGGACGCTAAACAAGGAAAGAAGGACAATAAATGACCGAGAACAACGATCCAGTTTCTGCGTCTTTACCCGACAAGCCAGAGTTGTTACTTACATTCTCTGTAGAAATTACGGATGAATGGCAAGTAGAGGACGCTGGTGTTGGGTTCTCTGCAATCGTCTACGGAGACAATGGTGCGTCCTTCGCTGTGGAGAACGATGGTAACGGTGGCTGTAATCGCTACCTAACCTTTGACACCCACGGTGAAGACCTCTTAGAAGCCTTCACAGAGGCTTCTAAGGGGGCGTACACCCGTCAGGTGCTTGAACCCCTAGACCTTGCGTTACTGTGGATTGAGTTGAGGGAACTCATTCCACCTGTAATGGAAACACTACAAAATCAAAACCCTTAATCAAGTTGTGAGTTGTACTCTACACCTGTAGTTTTACTGGTGTGGGACAACGCACTACACCCCACAAACAAAACAACCAAAGGAGACATTACATGTCAAAAGAAACCAACCTCGTACTCAACCGAGACCAACTCATCGGATACACCGACCCCACCTATGGTCGGGGCAATGCATGGCACGACAACCCATCGTTGCGTGAGTCTCTCGGTCTTGAGAACAACCACTACCCACACGCCATCCCAGTAGACGATGTCCTTCGCCGTCTGTTCTTCTGGAACGCTGTTGAAGCAGGAAGCGCTATCAAGTTCCCGAATGGTGACGGAACATCTCGTTACATTGATGACCCATCACGCAAGTCCATCGTGCGTAGCGATGACCCAAGTGTTGTGTTCTCAGTGTTCAAGTCTGGATACCAAGTACACCAGTACCAAGAATGGTTGCTCAAGAATGTTGCCAACATCATTGACGACAGCGATCTTGCCATCGGTACTGCTGGTCTCTTGCGTCAAGGTGGTAAGGCTTATGTGACCATTGAGTTGCCTGAGACTGTCAAGACACCGTCAGGGTTTGACATCCGACCACACTTGCTTGCTTGCACCTCACATGACGGCACGCTGTCAACCACCTACCAGTTGGTCTCAACCATCGTGGTGTGCGACAACACGCTTGCTGGTGCTCTCGGTGAGCAGACACCACAGCACAAGGTGCGTCACAGCAAGCATTCCATTGACAAGATTCAGAGCGTCCGTGATGCACTGACTCTGGTGCATGAGTACACCGATGAATTAACTCTTGAACTTGAGCGCTTGTCAACACAGGTTGTCACCGACACTCAGTTCAAGTTAATCGTTGACCGTCTTGTACCACCATCGTTGGAAGTGAATGTGCGTCCACAGGTTCAGGCTCGTATTAACAACAAGCAGGAACTCATCAACCACATCTACAAGAATGACCCTCGTGTCTCGCCATGGAAGGGCACATCTCTTGGTGTACTGCAAGCATGGAACACCTACAACCACTGGTTCGCTGGTACGGATACAAACCGTTCAGAGCGCAACAAGTTGAATGGTGTCCTCGGAAAGACACAAGACAATGATCGTCAAGTGCTTGAGGCAATCAAGCAGTTGGTACCAGCCTGATGGAACAGGTGGAGGTAACGGGGGGCGTAAAGCCCCTCGTTTCCCGTGGACAACGACTAACTGACTACGACACTACGAACTTTATTGAACTACCACATCTCAAGTATGACGATGGTGGTCAATGGAGGGACAAAGCGTTTTGCAAAGGTCAACCACACTTGCTTTCATTATTCTTTACCGAAAATGCCAATCGCAGTAACACACGAGCGATGATGATTGCAGAGGTACAGAAACTATGTAGTAAGTGTGATGTTCGTAAAGAGTGCTACAACTTCGCAAGAAAAAACGACCTCAGATATGGCGTCTGGGGTGGTGTTGACTTCTTTGTGTCTAGTGACTCTCCACGACTATCACCATTACCCGACAGCATTGATTAACCCACTACAAGAAGTAGCCCCCTGCCTAATCGGTGGGGGGCTTTTCTTCTGTCACTGGAGTCATTACACGCACCTTGTTGGCGTGTCGTGGGCACTTGTGTGTTGGTGGTGCCACTAACTTTACGCCGACCTCTACAAACTGACGACAGTCAGGACATGTGTATCGCTCAAACTTCATTACCTAGAACCTTCCAAGGACGCCATTGCGTCAAGAACTCTACAATCTCTATACGATTCCACAAAGGGGTTGACGCAAGAGTCACGAATGGTTCTGGAAACTCTGCCATCTTCCTCAGTGAGTGGATGCGTTGCTTACTCACACCGAGAACTGTGGCAACCTCTGAGGTGCCCAGTATGTCTGATATAAGTATGCTCTCTGTGCTCACTTATTAGAGTGTACTTTCTTTTTGCTGTGGTTTTTCTTCCACACTTCTGGGTGCAGGTATCGGTTGTTTTTAATGCACCCCCACCCAAAAAACCCAACTTTATGTTGGAACCACGGACGGTTATTGATCTTGTCATCAAGTGTCCGAAACTTATTCTTTGTTTGAAACCCAAAGACACTGATTCTGTTCGCAACAATAATTTGCTCGTGCTTAGTTGCCTTGTCAGGTGTTGGTGCAAACTGACGACCACCCCAGTTATTCCATGTACCAACATAGATACCTAGACCACCAGCCCACTTACCTTTGTCCGTCCATCCACGCCTGCTTGCATCTGTCTCGCACACAGCAACTGCCTCCCAGTATGCAATAGGCATTGTCTTCTTCTTACGCATTTGAGTCTGTAACTCTTCTGGTAACACCTCTAGGCTCATTGCTTTGACCTTGTTTGCTAGGTCAGTAGGTACTGTCGTTGTCGTTGTCGTTGTCGTTACGGCTATCACCTCTTGTTCTACGGGTTCAGCATCCAGAGAAACTGGAATAGTGGGTAGGGAAAGTGTGGCGATTAAACCTAAACGAACAAACAGCAATGAAGCCTCCTATGTCGGTGGATATAACAAGAGACCCACACCAAGAGAGCAGGGGGGTGCTCAGGGGTAAAGCCTTGGTATGGGTCTCTGTATCAAGTCTATAGGGGTTTAGTAGAGAAGACCAAACCTAACTGCTGATATATCCTCCACTGGCTCATTCATGTACGGAATACACGACATGTTCAGTTTTACATTCTCCATTTGTTCATTGTGGTCGTTGGTGCATAGTTCGCAGTCACACCCTTGGCGATAGCGCACCCACGATCCATGAGCCTTCAGCAACGACTGTTTGTTGTCCTTGGCTCCTTGCCTGTCTTTGGGCGTTAGACCACCCCACATGCCCCAGCGTTCGTTCTGACCGTCTTCTAGACACAGTTTCCACACAGGGCAGTGCTTACAGACCTCTCGTGCTACGGCGTAATAGTGCTCTGGTGCCTCTGCCTCAACAGGTGGAAACCAAAACACATTGTTCCTCTTAAGGCATAGAGCCTCTCTACGCCATTCTGTATCCATTAAATCTCCAAATAGAAAGTGAGGTTGTGTAATGACACACTCCCCAGATAAGGTTGCTCCTATGGCAACTAACCCAACGACTGACCGTATTACGGAAGTCAACCCGTCCCTGTCCACCATCGTTTCTGAGCGCATCCGTATGAAGGATGAACTTGAGCAACTTACCGAGAGACTTAAATCTCTTGACTCCATCATCATTGCTGAGTTTCAGTCTGCTGGTCTCACAAAGGTTGAGACCGAGATCGGCAAACTCAATCTTGTGCAGTCCAACACCGTTGCGTGGAATGAGGAAGTCCTTAAAGGACTCCTGAAGCCTGCTCAATGGAAACGCATTGTTGTTGAGAAGGTTGACAAAACACGACTTGAAGCAGAACTACTCGTTGGACGAATCAACGAAGATGAAGTGGATGTCGCTAAGTCAATCAAGCAATCAAAGCCGTTCCTGCGCTGATTCAGCCCCACCACAGTCACAGAGGTACCCGTTGTCGCAGTAGAAGCAGGCGATGGGTACCTCTTGGCGATTAACGCAATCCCAGCCAAGACCTGTGTATCCCCCAAGGTCAGCCCAATGGTCTCTTTTTTCAGGAGACCACGAGATTCGTGCAATCTTTAACAAGTCCATCATGACTGCTATGTCATGTGGCATCAATACCAAATGACCTCGTGCCTCCATAGTGCGAGACAAGTATGTTTGCCACAGTGATGCTGTGGTCTTAAAGTCGTCCACAGGATCGCCGTAAGCATCGTTACGGTCACCATTAATAAGTTGAATTGCTTCTTCTAAAATAGAAGTTCTGTAGTTATCTGACACCGTTGCCTACTTCCATGAGTGTGTTGTTGTGTTCCATTTGCCAATACTCGTTGTGAGTCTTAATGATGTTCGCAAACTCAGGAAGTGTATTTACACGCCGACCTGCGTATTGAGCGTTCCATGGCTGTGTGTATAGGTACCCGTGGACACCAGCGTCCCGATACTCGTTGTATTGGAAGACATGGTCATCAATAGAAGCGCACTCATCTACTGCCAGTGCATTGATGATGTCTGCTTTCTGACCACTGAAATGAAGTGTGTCAGGAGTAAGCCTGTAGCGCTCCAGCCACTTAATGGTCTGGGCATAGGCTGTTGGAGAACGGTGTGTGATGATGTGGATACGAAGTCCCTGTTCACGCAATGCCTGCCAGCCAACCATTGTCTTTGGCAGTGGGGCAGAATCATTAAACAAGTCACGCTCGTAAGTCAAAATATCTAGGGTGTCATAAAACTGTTTGGCAGACAAGTTCCACTGCTCGTAAAACTCCCAATTAGTTGGTCTGGGAAACGCTGTTTGGAAATACTCAGAAAAATGTTTCTGAACAGTTGTAGCGAAGTCAAAGAGAACTCCATCAATATCTACAGCAACATCGGTAATCATTTGGCACCCTCGTGTTTGTTTAGAATGTTTGCTATATCGCAGGCTTCTGGATAACTGCGACAAGTAGCAATTCTGTCGTAAGAGGTTGACCCTATACGGTAAGAACGGGCAATAATCCATTCAGCATTACCCATATCAACAACGATGTAATCAACATAATCGTTTTCCATATGCGCTCCTTCTTGTTAGGCGCTCATTGTACGCCCTAAGTAGTACCTATGTCAACGAGTGTCGTCAGATAAATCAATAATGTCTGCGTACATGGCGTCAGTACCAGATTGGTCTAGACCACCGTTGGGAAGCATTCGTGCTTGGTCTCCAGCCTTGGCTCCAAACAAACGGGACAGCACGCCACTAGAGCCTCGTGCCTCAACTTCAAAGCGCACAAGATCTCTGTTGTCATTGATGCTCTTAAAGCGCTCAACTAGATTAAACAGACGGTCAATCTCACCAGAAAGTGTAGAGTCAAGACCCTGTCCTTCTAGTTCTTCTGCGAAGCGAGCAAACATCACACGACCTACTTGCATCTCTACAAGAGCACGCAGTGCAGACTGAAGTTGATCCTTTGTGCGAATCTCAATAGGCAAAGAAAACGCACACTCACTATTTTCTTGAAACTGGGGACAACGGCTTGCCAAGTAACAATGATTGCATTGGCGTAATGGGTTAGCGTTATAGCGAAGAACTGGTACCTGTTCAGGGTCAATTTCTATTGCATTTCCGTGCTCATCTGCTGTTTGAGTACCCATTGAAGTGATGGTGTCAATACCCATAATCGGGAGCAATGTTTTTTCGTTTGCGTGCCGTCTGTTGGGGGGGTTAGTAACAATGTTGGTACCCCTTGGTGCCACACTTGGGGTACTATCGCTATCACCCGAAATCATAATGATTTGGCTTTCTGAAGAGTCATCAAACTCTGTCTCGTCATCGTCATTCATAAGGTCATAGCCCCCAAAGTTTTTAGTTTCCCATGCTTTCCATGACTGGATAGCAAGGTGTGCGACTGCACCAACTTCATCGTTGATGACGCCATCGTAGTCCACACCTAAGCGCTGTATGTCTGCTCTGTGTCTCTTACGGGCAGTCTCTTTTTGTTGTGCTGGGTATCTGTGTAAGGCGTGACCATCCCACACCTGTGTCTCTCCATAGCGCACGGCACTAGACCATGAACCCACTACTACAGCCTCCCAGCCGACACGCTCAATGATGTCTGGCTTGGATGTAAGCCCAATGAGGTTGGTTCCCCAACGCAAGGCAATCTGACCGATACGAGCCACATTGCGACCTGTAATTGCCTTGTCACTAATCGCTACACGACCATACTTCTGACATAGCCATGTCAGTCTCTCTAGGTCAGAGCCGTCATTCCAGATGGGCACATACTTGTCACCCATCCATGCCCCATCGTAGTCTGGGCGTCCAATCACATAAGTCAAACTATCAATGTGTTCACGAACAAATGAGTCGTACCGAGATAGGTCTTCGTCATTCTCTGATGTGTAGAGGATGATATTATGCCCCTGAAACACCGTTGCGAGATCAAGAACTTTGCGCTTAGGAACAGCGTAGTGGGTTAGGTTAATAGCAAACTTATCCACCCCTGCACTCAGAAGCAGTGAACGGTAAGAACCCTTTTCGGCTCCACCAAAAAATACTTTCAAATCTTGTCCTGTTTCTTAATGTGTGGACGAATAATATCCAAAGAATCGTCAAGATGAGTTAACACAGCATCACCTTCATTAACAGGTATGTCCCTGTCTTGGATCGCTTTGCGCAATAAAGACTGCGTAATAACTAACGCTATACGAACCTGATTAATGAAAGGACGGCTTGCCACGAGGTACTCATTTCTCTGAAGAATTATCCCTCATATTGTAGGGCTTTCTCCAGATGGATGGAGAGTGTGACTCTTCAATCTCTAGACGGTGCTCGTCATCTTCATACAAGCGAATAATATGCATACAAGGAGGCTCGCCGTTGGCTTCTTCTTCTATCCACTCTTCTTCTGACATGGGCAACCCATCGTGGACATAACATACAGGAGGTCCACACCATCCTTTTTCTAGCCCAATTTCCATCCAAGTGTCAAAATCAATTTCTTTCATAAAATCAATCATGCCAAACTCTTTCTGCTTTTGCAAGTGCTTGGGCATTAATTTCTTTAGAAAGTTCGTCCCATCCTTTGATGACTCTTCCGTCAGTCCACTCTGGTCGGGCAATTCTAGGGGAAGAGACAAGGAGGGATGCAATTCCTTCATGAAGGGTTTTAGCAATGGTGGATGGATCGTTGTCAACGAACCATTCAACTCGTCCATATCCTGCTTGGATACTACGAATACGCTCCAGTTTGGCATCGGCAGATGTTTCATAAGTTAAATCAATTGATCCTGCTCTGTAGCCTTCACGCTTTAGCCACTCCATAAGTATAGGTGTTTTGTTGTTCTCTATTCCTGTGGCAAGTACACATATGCGTCCTTCGTATGCAGAAAATAACATGTTCCATATTTTTTTACCTTCTATAAGTGGTTGTCGTGCTCCAAGTTCTTCGCCTTCTTGTGCAAGAACATCAAAGGTAATGACAACCATTACTTATACATACCCATTTGGATGCGTTCTTGTTCTGCAACCCATGAACCAACGGGGCAGTACATGCAGAGATATTGGCGCTTATTTGGTGGGACACCAATCTTGCGACCAATAGTTTTTTCCTCTGTGCACCAATCACCACAACCACCTTTAGGTCGGTCATGTTTGTTGAAGCATTTAAGAGCGTCTACTTTAAGTTCATCACGGAAGTCACGGATGTATACATCCATTTCTTTAAGTTCATTCTTAAGGACTGTTTCCATATCCAATTTAGATGCTGTTTCAGGATCAGTACGGAAAATAGATGCACGACAATTATCAGG